ATTGATACCATCCCAGACGATCTTACGACCTTGGTGATAGGTCGGCAACATGTGCCAGTACAACCCCGGGCGTCCATATCCTAGCTCGTGCATGCAGAACCTCAGCTAGGTTTCATTGGATAGTATATCGAGGGGCTTAACTATCGATATCTCTAATACATACCTAAGGCCTTATAACTAAAGAGTATCATTAATAGTATTAGTGTTATTAGTATTCACTCAGGCACTTTGTTTTTCTTTATTTTTCTCTATATACTAATATCAATACATCGACTCAAAAACATCTTTAAAATCAATACCTTGCGGCACCTATTGGCTCTTGACAAGACCTAATATAACTAATATCATGTGTACAATAAAAGTTATTCAGTTTTATTCGGTGACAAAATTGTATATATAGAAAGAGAACCAATCTCCCCTATACTGGTTCTTAACGTTATTGTAACGTTAGCCTCCCTGTTAAACTTAGCCCGGGGCTAGTAGTATGAAGAGCTAGTCCCGGGTTTTTTCGGAAGTACTTATGGGAAGACTTGTCCCCCGGGATCTGAATAAGCAAGAGCGCGCTCAAGCTATTCAGTCGATGATGGATGTTGCTGGTTATAATCCCATCGAAGCAATGATGGAGCTAGTCAAATCCGCTAACGTGACAATCGAACATCAAATCTCACTACATAAAGAATTGGCCAAATATTATGCGCCTCAGCTAAAGTCTGTTGAGGTAGACATCGGGATTCACGGTGAGGGCTTCCAACTCCACGTGGTACAGTATACAAAAGAACCTATGCCGTTACCAGGAGATACCGCCAAGCCAATCGTCATAGATCAAAAGGTAACCGAGGGATGACCTACCTGTTTTTAATGTTGCTGAAGGTGTTGCTGTAGTGACAGTTGTCAAAGTCCCCCGCGACTGGACGCCTCGGCCGTATCAATTGCCCCTGTGGTCATTTTTAGAACACGGTGGAAAACGAGCCGTAGCGGTATGGCACAGACGTGCGGGTAAAGATACGGTAGGACTTAACTGGACAGCTGTGGCCTCTATGCAGCGCCCAGGGTTGTACTGGCACATGTTGCCGACCTATCAACAAGGTCGTAAGATCGTCTGGGATGGTATCAATAAGGATGGCCGCAAGTTCCTTGACTATTGGCCACCTGAGATGATTGAAAATGTCAATAATACCGAGATGAAGCTGGAGTTTAAGAATGGCGCGATCTGGCAAGTTGTGGGTACCGACAACGTCGACAGACTCGTCGGCGCAAACCCAGTGGGCTGTGTTCTCTCCGAATATTCTCTCCAAGACCCTAGGGCCTGGAATTACATTCGTCCCATCCTTGCTGAGAATGAAGGATGGGCGCTGTTTATTTATACCCCTCGAGGTCGCAACCACGGATATACCCTCTACAAGACTGCACGAGATAACGACTCGTGGTTTGGTCAAGTATTAACTGTCGACGACACAGGGGCCATTACTCCTGAGGCTGTACAAGATGAACGTGATGCAGCCATGCCTGAGGAGATGATCAAGCAGGAGTTTTATTGTTCATTCGACGCTTCTCTTGTAGGTGCTTACTACGCTGATCAGATGAGCAAAGCGCAGGACGATGGCCGAATCTGTAAAGTTCCCTTTGAACCCGCACTCCCTGTTATTACAGCCTGGGACCTGGGGATGCACGATTATACGGCTATCTGGTTCGCGCAACAAGATCGTACAGCTAATAGAGTCATTGACTATTATGAAGCATCGGGATTGGGTTTGGAGGCTTATGCTAGGGTGCTGAAATCGAAACCATATACCTATTCAGAGCATCTTGCGCCCCGCGACATAGAGGTAAGAGAGATGGGGACTGGCAAGTCGCGAAAGGAAATTGCGCGGAACTTTGGAATTACCTTTCGGACAGTGCCACAAATAGGTGTACAAGACGGGATCAACGTGGTAAGACAATTCTTACCCAAGTGTTACTTTGACGCACACAATACTGATGCTGGGTTAGAGTGCCTGAAACAGTACACTAAAGATTTTGACCACAAGAAAAATATGTTCCGCGATAAGCCTGCGCACAACTGGGCCTCTCACGGCGCGGATGCCTTTAGAATGCTGGCAGTCGGGTTAAGAAACCCCATTAATTTAGAAAGTCTTCCAACGCATGCTGCTTCTGATTATAATATCTTTGGCGAGGGACTTAACCTATGAGCTTTTTATTCAGCCCACCTAAACCACCACCGCTTCCGCCACTTCCGCCAGTTCCTGCCGCCCCGTCAAAATCTGACGCTGAGGTTACCGCTGAACGTGAAAAAGAGGAAAGACGTCTGCGGTTGTTACGTGGCCGCGAGTCTACTATTCTAACAGCTGGTCTTGGGGTCTTAGGCGACCCTGATACCTTGACCAAGGGCAAGCAAACCTTAGGAGCGTCAGCATAGTGCCTCATAGTCGAGAACAAATCGCCCGTCTTATAAAGCGCAAAGATGCGTTAAAGCAAGAGCGCGCTAATTTCGAAACCTTATGGGATGAGGTTACGAAATATGTTCATCCAGCTAGAGGTGACTTTATAGGCAGTACTGCCGCCGGTACTAGACGTACAAATTTCATCTTCGACTCTACTCCAGGTTGGTCAGCTGAGCAATTAGCCTCAGCCCTCCAGTCGTTTCTAACTCCTCCAGAAGAGCCCTGGATGGATCTTATTACTAAAAACCCAAATCTCCGTGATGATGAGGAAGTCCTGTTTTGGCTTCAAGATAGTACTGAACGTATGAGAATGGTGTGGAATAGCTCTACATCAAACTTTAATAACCAGATGCATGAAGGTTATATGGATCTAGTTTCATTTGGAACAGCGGTTCTTTATGAAGAGTTTGCCGGTACTAATACTAGATATAGTACAAGACATCTAGGGGAAATTACTATAGCAGAAAACTCCATTGGGTTTGTAGATACTATTTTTAGAGATTTTAGGTTGACACGCCGTCAACTCATACAAGAATTTGGCGAAGATAATGTTTCTGATAAAACCGCCAAGTTGGTTAAAGACCAGAAGAACATGGACGAGAAAGTTGACGTACTCCATGTTATTATGCCACGTCGTGATTTTGAGCGTGATAGCCTAGGACCGAAACGTTTTCCTATTATGAGCGTTTACCTTGAACTCGCGGAGAAGCATGAACTTCGTGAGGGTGGTTTTGTACGTATGCCATTTAAGGTATATCGCTGGTCTAAGTTGACTGGCGAAGTATATGGCAGGTCGCCTGCTACATTGGCACTGCCTGATATTAAGATGCTTAACGAAATGATGAAGACGACCATCAAGGCCGCCCAAAAGAGTGTTGATCCTCCCCTTATGGTCCCAGACGATGGTTTCCTCAATCCTCCTAGAACCACTCCAAGCGGGCTTAATTACTATAGGTCCGGTACTAATGATAGAATTGAGGCGTTGGATACGAAAGCGGATATCGGTTTAGGTCTTGAGATGATCCAACAAGTTCGTAATCAAATTATGAAGGCCTTCTTCGTCGATATGCTTTCATTACCAGATAGACCAAAATCCCACCAAGAGATGACGGCTACAGAGATACTGCAACGTAGAGATGACAGAATGCTCATACTTGCCCCAATGCTTGCTAGGTTCCAAGTAGAACTTTTAGGCCCCGTTGTTACCGATCTGTTTAATGACATGCTCGATACTGGAGACTTTTTGCCACTACCAGAGCAACTAGCGGACGCTCCTCTTATAATAGACTATATATCTCCTATTGCTAGGGCGCAAAAAGGACTACAAGGTCAGGCCTTGACGCGCTTAATGGAAGGTAGCGCTGCATTAATACAGTTTAATCCTGCCGTCGTGGACAATCTTGATACTGATGAAACCTTCCGTTGGCTAGCTCAGCTTAATAACTTCCCACAGAAGAATATGACTCCGAAAGCAGACGTCTTTACCCTTAGAGCAGAGCGTGCTGAACAAGAACAAACACAACAGGCCTTGCTTGAGGGTGAGAGCGTGTCTGGGTCACTTAAAAATGTTGCCCAAGCTCAGGAGGCATTAGTCAGGCATGAGGGTAGTTAAATATAGTGCCCGTGATCGTCGCCAGGACTATGGGAAAATTTTCGGTTCCCCGGAGGGACGACGCGTGTTATTAGATATAATGAGGGCTTCAAACATGGGGTCTTCAACAGCGATAAAGGACTCCGCTGGTCGTTTAGATTCAACCGCTATGATTCTTCGTGAAGGTGAACGCAACATGGCTATTCGTATTCTACAGATATTAGAACACGATGAAGGTGACCTTGAACGCATGATGACACAGGAGGCAATAAATGTCTGAGACTAATGAAACTACTACTGAAGAAGTTGATGATACAGGGGAAGATTCAAAGTTTGAGAGTCGGTCGTCTTTTTTAGAGACGCTTCCTGAAGATCTTCGCGAAAACCAAAACTTTCGGGATATTAACTCTACCCAGGACCTCGCCAGATCCTTTGTGCATGCGCAAGGCATGGTAGGTAAAGATAAGGTTGCTATTCCTGGTGAGAATGCCACACCAGAGGAACGTTCATCTTTCTATAGTGCCCTTGGTCGACCTGAGAATTCTAGTGGATATGGTCTAGATAAACCTGAGGATTGGCCAGAGCAGATGCCATATGATTCTGATGTGATGTCTGAGTTTGGAGATAAGTCTCATGAGCTTGGCTTGTCATCTTCCCAGGTTAAAGGTCTGGCTGAGTGGTATTTGAAGGGTCAAGTTACCGAATTTGGTAGACTTGGCGAGTCTGTTGATAAAGCCAAAGAAGAGGTTGATAAACTTCTTACTGATAAATTTGGTGCTGCTAAACAAGAAAGAATTGAGTCAGCTAAACTAGTATTAAGAGAGTATGGTAATGAAGATACAGTCGCTTATCTTGAAGAGACTGGTCTTGGTAATCATCCTGGACTTGTTGAAATGTTATCAAATATTGGCGTGGCAATTCAAGCTGACAAGATTTTGGTCGGCGAAGGTAAGTCAAATTTTGCCATGACTCCTGAAGAAGCGAAACAAGAAATTGCCACTCTTCAAGCTGATGATAAATTTATGGAACAATATAATACGGCTTTCCTGGAAGGGCATGAAGCAGCAGTTGATAAGATGTCACGGTTGTTTGAATTTGCCCATCCAAGTGATGAGCCAGTAGCAATTGTAGGCACTCGCGATCCTTCGCAGGCCTCGGTTGGGTAGCTCGACAGGGTCCAACTGACAACAGGAAAGACTGTCGCCCACAAGGCGTAAAATTCAGGGTCGGGTCCGAATTCTCGGGGAGCTCTCCCACTTGGTGTAAACTTGAGCAGGAGAATGACCATGTCATTCCAAATCACGACTGCTTTCGTACAGCAGTATAGTTCAAGTGTCCAGCACCTAGTGCAGCAACGGGGGTCCCGTCTGCGTGGAGCTGTGACAGTTGAGCCTAATGTGGTCGGCAAAAACGCCTATTTCGACCAGATTGGATCAGTGGAAGCTCAGAAGGTGACGAACCGACACGGTGATTCACCTTTAATCAGTACGCCTCATAAGAGGCGTCGAGTCTCTCTAGTTGACTACGACTGGGGCGACTTGGTGGATACCCTTGACAGGGTACGCTTGCTGATTGACCCAACAAGTCCGTATACACAAAATGCGGCTTGGGCTATGGGTCGTGCTATGGATGATGAAATCATCGGTGCTGCGTTTGCTTCAGCAGACACTGGTGAAGACGGATCCACCGCTGTTACTCTTCCGGCCGGCAATGTTATTGCCGTCAACTACGTTGAATCCGGTAGTGCCGCCAACAGCGACATGACTATCGGAAAACTTCGCCGCGCGAAGCAACTCCTTGACGAGAATGAGACTGACCCGCAAGAAGATCGATTTATTGCTCTTCAAGCGAAGCAGTTAAATTCACTGTTGCAGACGACGGAAGTAACTTCGTCTGACTACAACACTGTCAGGGCCCTTGTCCAAGGTGAGCTCAACCAGTTTGTTGGCTTTGAGTTCATTCGGACAGAACGGCTTCTCGCAACTAGTACCCCATATACCCGTGTGATCTGTTGGGTCAGGTCGGGTATTGGTCTCGCTATCGGAAAGGATATCACGGCTCGGATCTCCGAACGTGCGGATAAGCGCTATTCGACATACGTCTACTATATGATGTCGCTTGGTTCAACCCGCATCGAGGAAGAAAAAGTCATCGAAATCCTTTGCGATGAATCATAAAGGGAGTTACAATCATGGCTGTAACAACTCAAAATTCGACTGAGTACGCCAACGAGGTCGCAACTCCCATCGTTAAGAACCCAACGCATATTACCATGGGTCGACTTCGGATCATGTTCTTCACCTGTCTTCAGGACGGTGCTGGTGATGCGACGTCTTCAGTTGTTCTTGGTAAATTGCCGGCTGGTCGCGTTCGTTTGCTTGCCTCGTTGTCCAGAGCCTACGTTAACTGGACGACTAGTTCTGCAACACTCGACCTTGGTTGGGATGCCTATACGGATATCGATGGCACTGCAGTCGCTGTTGATGCTGATGGGTTAATTAACGGGCTTTCTGTAGATACAGTTGGATTCCAAACGTTTGAGGGTGCCATTGCGGCTAACCTTCTTACTGGTGGTACCTACCTGTTTGAAAGTCAGTCTGGTGTCGTTATTCGTGCTACTTCGCAAGATACCGCGATTGCAACTGGAGACGACCTAGTTGGCTATATCATCTACGCTAACGACTAAAGGAGTGGGGGGCTTCGGCCCCCCATTATCCTATGGCTGAATCAGACGTTCAAGTTTGTAATTTAGCGTTGGGGGCTCTTAATGCTGCCACAATAAATAACCTTGCCACTGACACGTCTAAAGAAGCAGTTCAATGTAATCTACGTTATGGGCCAACAAGAGATGCAGTTCTTCGTTCGCATCCATGGAATTTTGCGATTAAACGCGTGGCAATGGCATTAGATACCACAGCACCAGAATACGAATTTAATAATAAATTTGCTTTACCTGTTGACTGTCTTCGTGCTCTTGGTACAGATAAAGATGATGATACTTTTCTTTGGAAGATAGAAGGTAGATTCCTTCTTTGTAATTCTTCAGCTATAAAAATTAAGTATATTGCCCAAATTACTGATCCGACTCAGTTTGACGCTATTTTTACTGATGCTCTTTGGACTAGGTTAGCTGCAGAGCTTTCTCTGACCTTAACTGGTATTGCTGCTATTGGTAAAGCATTTTACGAGCAATATCTCCAAAAGTTAAAAGAAGCCAGAGGAATGGACGGTGCTGAAGGCTTTGGGGATGTATTATTTACTGATAGATGGTTAGAAGCTAGATTAGGGTCTTATGAAGGTCTTCTTGATCAAAGACCGTTTGCGAGCTAGATTATGGCAATAGCTACACTTGATGTCCAAACTAACTGGACATCTGGC